TGGGCCGAACAGTTCGAACTCCAGCAGCAGGCTAATCAGGCCTTAGCCATCGCCGCACCCAAAGCCGAGTTCGTCGATAAGTACGTCGAATCCACCGGCCTTAAGGGCTTCCGCCAGACAGCCAAGCTGCTGGGAGCTAATGAGGCTCGCTTTCGTGAGTTCCTGCTCGATAAGAAGATCATGTACCGCATGGGTGGGGAGTGGCAGACCTACAGCGGGCACATCAATGCTGGCCGCTTCGACGTGAAGACCGGCACCAGTGAAACCGGCCACGCCTTCAACCAAACCAAATTCACACCCAAAGGGGTCGCTTGGGTGGCCGGCCTGTGGGCTCAGTACCATCTTGAGGGCTCGCTCTGATGAACTTCTTCCCGTTTCACCCTGGCGACTACATGCTGCGTACGGCCCATCTTTACCCTATTGAGGACCTGGCCTACCGCCGCTTGATCGACCTGTACTACGTCAACGAAGCCCCTCTCTCAGGCACCGCTGAGGAGCTGGCCCGCGTGATCCGCCTGCGCGATCACAGTACCGAGGTAGAAGCAGTGCTGCGCGAGTTTTTCGCTGAAGAGGATGGCACCTGGAGCCATAGTCACTGTGACGATGTGATCGATAAATACCGCGCCAAGGCCGTGACGGCCGCCGAGAATGGAAAGCGTGGTGGGCGCCCAAAGAAAACCAAGAACGAACCCAGCACTAACCCAGAAGAAACCCATCCGGTTATTTCCGCTAACCCAGAAGAAACCGGATCGAAAGCTAACCAAGAACCAAGAACCAATAACCAAGAACCAGTAGATCAAGAGCATTGCGCACCTGCGGTGAGCGAGCAGGCCGACCTGTTCCCGAAGTTCTGGAAGCTCTACCCGAACAAGAAGGGCAAGGCAGCCGCCGAGAAGGCCTGGAAGAAACTCAAGGTCACTGATGACCTGTTCAACCTGATCGCCCAGGGCCTGGCCAGGCAATGCGTCAGCCCGGCCTGGACGAAAGACGACGGCCAGTTCATTCCGCACCCGGCTACCTGGCTCAACGGCAAGCGCTGGGAAGACGAGGTGAAGCCCACCAGCAACGTCCACCAGTTCCCGCCGCGCCGACAATGCAATGGGCTCGACGTCGATGACCTGAGCTGGGCTGAAGACCTGGGCGGCGCGCTATGAGCAACAAGCCAAAGCCGCCACGTAGCGCTGCACAGCTGATGAAGTCAGCCGGTGCCACCTCGGACTTGCCGGCCGCCATCGCCGAGTACCAGCCGCCCGCTCTGCCGATGATTCCTAAGACGCTGCCGCCTGGCACGGCCAGGGTGGTCAACGCCTTGTTCATTGAGCTGATGGCCGTATTCCCAGCGTGGAAACAGGCCTGGCCGGATGACGCCGCACTGGGTGCTGCCAAGCGCAGCTGGATCAAGGCGTTCATCGTCGCGCAGATCAACACCATCGAGCAGATCCGCTTCGGTATTGAGCGATGCCGCACGCTGGGCCGCCCGTTCGCGCCGAGCGTTGGCGAGTTCATCGCCATGTGCATGCCGACGCCTGAGATGCTGGGCATCCCGAGTCACGACAAGGCTTTCCGCGAGGCGTTGGTGAACGCCCACCCAAGCCGGTTTGGTAATCGCGTCTGGTCGCACCAGGCCGTACGCCACGCCGCGCTCCAGTGCGAGATGCACAACCTGGGTGACCTGATCCCGGAAAAAGCCAGCAAGGTGTTCGACAGGGCCTATGACATCACCATCCGCCTGCTGATGCAGGGCAAGCCGCTGGAAGACATCGCTATAGGCATTGGGCACGACAGCCTGAAGACCGAGGTGGAGTTGGCCGAGGAATACGCCAGTCAGCGCCAGGTTCGGTTGCTCGAGCTTCAGTCGATCCCTTCCACTGGCGCCGCCGCCAGGGCCCAGCTGCTGGCAAAAATGAATATCAAGCGCGATGCACAGTGCGGTACGGAGAAATTCTGATGAAAGATCACATCGACAAAGCGGGCATTCGATGCGCCGTTGCAGGGCTCGCATTGCAAGGCGCCGCTATCGCGCTGTTGTTCTTCGCTGTGATCGTCCTGTGTGGGTATTTGATAGCGCCGGCCCCGAGCCTTGCTCAAATCTGCGCGAAAACAAACGAGCGTGGCTCATCCGCCTGGGTGGACTGTGTCGATCGCAAAGTTCAGGAGCAACGGCCATGACCCCGGCCCAAACCCAAACAGTCCAGCAGCTACGCGACGAAGGCTTCCTGGTTTCCGCCAAGAGCAACGAGATCGTCCGCATGACGAAGGGCGCCGACAAGCGAATCGTAATGGTCGACGGTACGCAGAAGCGTGCCCGCCACACGCATTACCAGGAGGCGGTATGAGCGACTACACCGAACTGAAGCGGCTGGCCGAAGCTGCAACGGCAGGACCTTGGAGTATGTGCGGCGAAGCTGACGGCAGCCAAGGCTTTGAGATTATCCAGGACATTTGGAATGAGCACGGAACCCACATCGGCAAAGATGTAGTGGTCTACGAGTGGAGTGATGAAAGTGACCCTTTGGGTGTTATCCATCGCGCGGATGCTGAGTTCATCGCTGCTGCCAATCCGTTCGCAGTCTTGGCCTTGATCGCCGATAGCAATCGGCTGACTACGCAGGTTCGCCTTGCCGGGATTTCTGCCGAGGTGACAGTGCATCAAGAGGTTGGGCGGGCCATCACCGAAACCTTGGCTGTGACCATCGAGCGCGACCAGCTCCGCGCCCAACTCGCCGGCCTCAAGACCGGCTACGAAGCCTACGAGCGGGTGAATGCTGAGCTCAAGGCTGAGAACGAGGCGCTACGTCAGGTCGTCAGCGATAGCGCCACATCCTGCGGCGCTGCTGTTTCGGTCGGGTGCAGTCTGGACTTCATGGCGCATCTGCCGGTCGAGATATTTTCCGTTATCTCAAAGCTGCGCAATGCGCTTTCCGACCTGCTGGACCTATACGACGCCGACGAAGGCTGCCGGAACCTGCCCCAGTACATCGCAGGTCGCGCCGCCATGGGTAAGGGAGAGCCGTCATGAAGTCACTTTTGCGGTGGTTCGTATTCTGGAAGCCAGCGAAGAGTATTCCCATGGCTGTTTTCCAAGGGGGCATAGCGGGGCTGGTGTTTGCACTGGTTGTTTTTTCGCCTCTCTGGATTTCGCTGATCGAGGTGTCTCATGGCTGAACTCGCCCTTATCCGCACCGCCCATGGTCTGATGCCTGCCACTGAGGCCGACCGCGAACTCACCCAGAGGTGGAAGCTTGGCCAGGTCGTCCATGGCAAGTTCACTCGTATGCGCAATGCCAAGTTCCACGGCAAGTTCTTCTCCATGCTGGATCTGGCCTGGGAGTATTGGGAGCCGGTCGGCGGGCTGGTGCCGCGCCAGGAGATGCGTGGCATCCGTGGGCTTGCCAGGTTCTTTGAGGCGCAAAGTGGAAAGCCAGGCCAGCTTTCGAATGCGGTGGATGAATACATTGCTGGGCTCGAGCAAGCGCGCGCCGAACGTTTCCCTGCCGTGGATAAATCCCGGGGAGCATTCCGTGAGTGGGTGACTATCGAGGCCGGACACTTCCACCTGGTGCGCACTCCCGACGGCGTGCGCAAGGAGGCCAAGTCGATCAGTTGGGCCTCGATGGATGACACAGCCTTTGAACCCCTTTACCGCGACGTGTTCAACGCCTGCTGGCGCTTGGTCCTGTCCGCCCACTTTGAATCGGAAGAGGCGGCCTTGAGTGCTGCTGAACAGATCGGGAGTTTCGCTTAATGGCTATCACTTTGGATCAAGCGAAAGACCTGTTCACCTTTGACAATGAAGCTGGCCGGCTGTTTTGGCGTATTTCTCGCGGCCGGGCCGTGCGCGGTGCCGAGGTTGGCGCCTGGCACCGAACTGGCTATCGGCACACCTGCATCGACCGGAAAATCTATCTTGTGCACCGGGTTATCTGGCTACTGGCTTATGGGGAGTGGCCCGGTAAGCAGATAGATCATATCGACGGTGACCCGGCGAACAATCGCCTGGAAAATATACGCCTGGTATCTGATCGAGATAACTCCCGAAACAGAGCTCTTAAGGTTTGCAATAAGAGTGGGATTTCTGGCGTGTATTGGGATAAACGATCGGTCAAATGGTGTGCCCAGATATCCACTAATGAGGGTCGAAAGCACCTTGGGCATTTCGCCAGGATTGAAGATGCTGCTGACGCCAGAAAGGTGGCCGAGCAGCTCTATGGGTATCACGCAAATCATGGGCGCAAAAAATCGCCTAGCGCCGAGGTGGTGGAATGAAGCGCACCCCACTACAACGCAAGACCCCACTCAAATCCGGTGGTCCGCGCAGGAAGCGCTGCCCATCTTGCCGAATGATGTTCACGCCCGTGCGCGGCTCGCAAGCCGTGTGCGGCGCGATCGAGTGCGCCATCGCCTACGGCAAGTCGGAGAAGGGCCAGGCAAGCACCAAGAAGGCCCTGGCGGATGTTGGTCGCCGTGACATCAAGGTCCGCAAGGAGAAGCTGAAGAGTAGGGCGGACCACCTCAAAGACACGCAGCAAGCATTCAACGCCTGGGTGCGCGCCCGTGATGCGGCACTGCCATGCGTGAGTTGCGGCCGCCACCATGAGGGCCAGTATCACGCCGGCCATTACCGAACTGTAGGAGCGAACCCAGAGTTGAGGTTTGAACCGCTCAACGCCTGGAAACAGTGCGCCCCGTGCAATAACCATCTCTCAGGAAACCTCATCAACTACCGAATCTCGCTCCTACAGAGAATCGGTGAGGAAAAGGTGGCATGGCTTGAAGGCCCTCATGAGCCAAAGAAGTACACCGTGGAAGAACTGAAGGCGATGACCGCCGACTACCGGGCAAAGACCAAAGAACTGAAAAAGGGGCAGGCAGCATGAAGATCGATTCGGCGCGCCAGGCTTGGCATGACTGCAAGTACAACCCGGCCCCCGGCCAGACCTCAGACGTAGTGCAGTTGGGCGTGGTGGTGCAGACCACGGAGCGCGGGCCAACGGCAAACCACGCCGTGCACGGGGCATTGGCCGGGCACGTCCAGTCAGCTATTGCGCGCCTGCACTACCAGTTACGCGCCTTCGGTAATGCAATGTACGCGACCGAGCCAACCGACGATGACCGGGAAGAAGCGGAAGATGCGGTGTTCAGTGTGGCCTGTTCAAAAGCGGGACGCATGACGGCCAGCAAGAGGGAGCGAGCCGAGTTTGTCGCCAAAGGCGTGTTTCGTCGATACCGCTACATGCACCAGGGGGGGCAGTCTTCCAGTCCTGACCCCCTTATCAAGCCTGAGCTCTTCCGTGCGTGGCTTAAAGCGGAGTATGGGATAGGCCTTGTTTCTGATCGCTGGGCGCGGGACTGGGAGCCTTTTGTGCAGCTTTGTTTCGACGCCTGTTCTGATATCGATGCAAAGGCTTTGAGCCCGATTGGCAGGGTTATTTACCAGATGAAAGAGGCCGCTTGACTTCCCGCCCGGCTGAGGGCATTATTTTCCCATGTTTAGAGTTTTGCCTTTGGCAAATTTGCTCATGAATACAAAGAAAACCCGGCCACTGAGCCGGGTTTTTTGCGCCTAGATTTCCCCCAAGCCCTCAGGGCCTCTGACTTGTCATGCTGATGAGAGAGCTATTCGGGCCTCGACATTGATCGAGGCCCTTTTCATCTCAATTCATTGACATGGCTGCTGGTGCCGTTGAACGCCGCTTAATCCAGGTCATGCCCTAAGGAGTCTATCGGGGGCTCATCTTTACGCTTCTGTTTGAGCTCTGATCGAACAATCTTAATATGTTTGGGCGCTTCGAAACCCAGAGTCACAAACCTTCCATTTACTCTGGCAACTTTGATTTGAATATCGTCATCGATGCACAGGCGTTCACCGATTTTTCTGGTCAATATTATCAATGGCTGTCCCCTTTTGGGCTTTGATTTATGTCCAAGTAATTGGTCCCATAAATCGAGCGCAAAGGGAGGAGGAACGTTCTGCCCTTTCTTCAGATATATCCCGCATAAACGTATACCCGCTCACACCGGGCCTTTTCCTCACTCCCGCCTGGGAGAAGTCGAGACATTCACATGCCAGACAAGCCGAGCACCTGGGCGGCTGCGCTTGCCTGGCTGAGCCAGCACGCAGCTGTGTTTTATGCACCCTTACTTTCACTGGTTACCTCAGCTTTGCGCATCATTTATGGCGGTGGCACACGACGGCAGGCTGCGCTTGAGGCGCTTCTGTGCGCACTGCTCACTGCGGGTGCGTTTCCGCTTTTGGCTTACTTCGGTTTGCCGGAGAACCTGGCGGCATCGCTGGGAGGTGGCATTGGGTTTATCGGTGTGAAGAAGATCAGTGTTTGGGCAGACCGTCTTGCAGATATCAAGCTGCCGCCTCGCAGCGCTGATTAGTTTGCACCACGTTTTCGAATGCGCCAAATCGTGGCGCGCAATGAGGTCGCCATGGACAGACCATACCCTCCAGCGTCACTGCTTGAGCTGTCCGATCTCTCCGACTTCGGTATCCGGCTGACACCGGCACCTGAGGTGTGGGAATGGCTCCAAGCCGAGATCCTTGCCGACACCGGCAGCATTCACAACGAAGACCATGCGCACTTACTGGATGCAGACATCCGGATCATGTGGGCGTCGTCGAGCTTCAGCAAGCAGGGGCGCACTGTCCTGGGCCAGGCCGAACAGGTAGCGTTCCGTGCCGGTGGGTGGCAGAGAGCCCGAATGGAGCAACAGATGCGTGATTGGTTCGGCGACGTGCCGGCCTTCATCATCACTCTTGCCGCTGACTACTGTGCCGAGTGTTCGAACGTCGACTTCTGCGCCCTGGTTGAACACGAGTGCTACCACATCGCCCAGGCGAAGGATGCATTCGGTGCTCCCAAGTTCACGCAGGAAGGTCTGCCGAAGCTGGAGATGCGCGGACACGACGTTGAAGAGTTCGTCGGTGTGGTTCGCCGTTACGGCGCAAGTGCTGATGTCCAGGTACTGGTAGACGCAGCAAACAAGCCTGCCGAGGTGGGAAAACTGAACATTGCAAGGGCCTGCGGAACCTGTCTGCTCAAGTCGGCCTGATTTTTAGACAGGCTTAGACGGATGATCACCTATGGCAGCTCTTCGAAGTGAGGTGAAAGCCTTCATTGTTCAGGCATTGGCGTGCTTTGACACACCTTCACAGGTTGTCGAGGCCGTCTTAAAAGAATTCAACGTGGTTGTCACCCGCCAGCAATGCGAATCACATGACCCGACCAAAGCTGCTGGCAAGGCGCTCGGCGAGAAGTGGGCGACCATGTTCCGCGATGCCCGCAAGCGCTTCCGAGAAGAGACCGAAGACATCCCGATCGCCAACCGAGCGTATCGACTCCGCACGCTTGGTCGCATGGCCGAGAAGGCCGAAACTATGAAGAACATGGCGCTGACTGCCCAGCTACTGGAGCAGGCCGCCAAAGAGGTCGGTGACGTCTACGTGAATCGCCGGCTTGAACCTGAAAAACCCCTGGGCTCCCAGGCGGACCAGCAGCACGCCGTTGCTGAGTACACGCTGGAGCCAGACGAGAATGTCCCGACTACCCCGCACCTTTGACGCGCCGGTCAAGTTGACGCCAAAGCAGGCGAACATTTACTGCTGGGGCTTCCAGCCAGAAGCGCGCTTCCGGGATGCGGTGTGCGGCCGCCGGTTCGGCAAGACCTTCCTGGGTAAAGCCGAGATGCGCCGCGCCGCTCGCCTGGCTGCTGAGTGGGGGGTAAGCGTCGAGGACGAGATCTGGTACTG